TTAAACGTGTTATTCATACCCGTAAAATCAAGGAAAGCCTCATCGATTGAATAGATTTCTAGGCGTGGTGCGAATACGGATAACAAAGACATGGCTCTATTACTCATATCAGCATAAAGTACATAGTTAGAACTAAATGTATTGATATTGTTTTGTTTATAAAAATTGCGGCGCTCGTAATACAATTCCCCCATCTTAACGCCAAGCTTTTTTGCTTCTGACGACCGTGCAATGACGCAACCATCGTTATTGCTTAAAACAATTACTGGCTTCCCTGCCAGATCTGGCCTAAAGACTTTCTCACAACTTGCATAAAAACTATTCACATCAACAAGCGCAAACATTATTGAGCCCGATGAATAATGTAGGTAACGACACCAAATATTTGAAAATCCTGCTCATCACTAATAATGATTGGTGAATAAGCGGGATTCATAGGCAGTAGCATAGGCGGGTTTAGGTGTAGTTTCTTAACCGTAAACTCCCCCTCAAAGCTAGCTATAACGATATCCCCCTCTTTTGCTGTGACCGCACTATCAACAATAACAACATCACCATCATTGATATTCGCATCAATCATTGAATTCCCTTCCACCCTGAGCATATATGTGCTTTCAGGGTGCTTAATGAGGGCGCTATTTAAATTAATGCGGTCTTCAACATAATCCGCAGCTGGCGATGGAAAGCCTGCTGGCACTCTGTCAAGAAAGAGGGGAAAGCTTGCTAATAAATCATCTGTTTCAATCAATCTTAGTTTCATACGACACCAAATAATACTGTATGCATGAACAGTATTATTTAACCATTTTATGCGTATGTAAAGATCAATTTTCTATAACCTCGTTTTGTTCGCGTTCCGCAGCTTCCTGATCTGCCCTTTCCACTTCCTCTGCTGCACGTTTAGCTTCCTCTTGCGCTAATCGCTCTGCTTCTATCTTAGCGAGTCTCTCTGCTTCAGCTTGCTTTTGATTGTAGATAGAGTTACTAGGCATGTTTACACGAACATCAACCCAATGGCCTACTGGAATGTCACAAGGCTCTCCTGGTGTTAATTCTACCTTTTCCCCATCCACTTCTTTCAAGAACTCAGGGTAAAGTTTGAATCGCTCATATTGAATGTTCTGAGGTAAATCATGCTTACGATAAGTCGTGTATAAAACAATGTCTCCGTCTTCATCAGGTTCAATAATGCGCCCATCGAATGGATGCTGTTTACCCTTTTCAAGTACATCATAAAGCGCATACACAAGTGGAAGCTGGTTAATACCGCATGGAATTGTGATACCACCATTGATACCGCCCCAGCTAGCATCAGAATGCAAACCAAGAACGCCGTGCAACTGGTAAATACCCGTATGCAGTTTTTTGAGTGTAACACCTTCCGCTTCTTCATTCGGATCGACATGGTCAGCGAATACTCGAATAATCGGTGATGCTGATTTTAAGTTGCCGTTCGAGTCTTTAGTAGTGTTGCCTGTGTGATAAAGCGGATATTCTGACACAACATTATTTTCGACGGTTTTCGCAATGATTTCCTTTTTACGAGCACCAAATAAGAGACCATGCGTTTTTGAGGTGTTGTAAGTGCAAAACCCAAAATAGGCGTCTGTTGGTGTCACACTCGAAAATTGAGCTGAGTTAAAGAAGCCATTAAATTTAACATTTAAATCTGATACGGAATTCAAAACACCCAAGCCATAATCACCTACTAACATTAATTTAGCTGTAGACCCTGCAGATGCTTTCGGAATTTCAACTCTTCCGTGCCATGAACCACCAATTGTGTTGTATTGGAAAAATGCCAATGAATCATCACTCTGTGGTGCATATAAATTTAATTGGTCACCGCTGTTACGTGATAGAGTGACAGATGGTAGCAATATTGAACCAGTTAAAGCTCCTCCTTTTTTATCAACCTTCCCATCTAGCTGCTTATCTATTTCTGCAACCGTACGAAGCTTAATTTTCTGGCCAGTCGGCAATTCAACATCAATGGTTCCCTGAGCCGTCATCCACTGATTTAAAATTTCTGTGTAGACTTCACTCGCAATAACCTGCGCTGTCGCTTTGTTAACACCATCAGAAATGGAGTCAATCATTGTTGTTAGAATGATATATTTCGCATTAGTCAGTTTTGCTGAAACAGGAAAGGCCAACGTTAAAGCAGTGTTGTTTTCAATGGAATAAATGCTATTAATGAGTAAATTGGAACCATTTTCAATCAGCACAACCTGACCGACTGAGACAAGCGTAGTGTTATCTTTCCAGCGTGTGCCTGTCCCTATAATTTTTGGACTATTTGCTGTAGTGGTAACGGTACCGATATTATACATAGGATTGATTCTCCGAAATCTGGACGTAAAAAAACCGCAATTAAGCGGCCTAGTTGTAATTTAGTAACTTTTTAGAAATTAAAAGTAATCATCTCGATTTAAAACGATGGTGTCGCACTCAGAATAAAACTCATTGCCTGCCCCTGTTTTGTGCGTTCCACTCAAAAAGTAAGTTCCTCTAGCAATGCTCACTCGACCACCTTGCATTTTTAGTCCGCCATGCCAACATCGAGCATTACCCGTTGACCCTGTGAAAAATACACCATACCGCGCCAGTGGCACTAGTGGCCTTTCGTACACTTTAGATTCATTTCTTCCTATATGAATAGTACCAGGCGCTTTGATTGGTGGGTAATGATTCGTGATAACGGGCTGCCCGAGTTTATTAAATAAAAACAACCCTTTATCACCATTTTTTAAAGGTGGAGTAAACCCGCTCTGAATAATGATAATGTCCATTTGAACAGCATTACCATTTGTTGTCACTCGATTTGTAACATGGTCATACTCAACTACCGCGCTGGAATGATCCCAATACGCAAGAACTAATTGAGAATTACGGTTAGGTAAGTTGCTGGGCAATGTTAGCGCGTTTGTTACCACCCCGCTAAATGACCAGACAATAAACCCGAGCTGGGTATTACTAGTTATTGCAGTAAAATCAGTTGCCCCCCTAATATAAACTCCCCAGCCTGAATGAGCTCCCTCATTATGCGTTTCAAATACATGTAATCTAGCTGCTGGATCTGTATAACCCCGATAATCATTCTTATAAAAATACGACGTTCTTAAGCCTATATTGACTTTATTATCCGTCACTCGTATGTTTTCAATAACAATATGATTAAACCAATCCATATTATCCCGCCAAACATTAGTTGCCTGAAATGGGACTGCTATCAGATTGGTATTGGGGGATTTTTCAGTGATAGTTACTTCATGGGAATAAGTCCATTCCCCTAGAGGGGCTCTTGGCACATCAATAGTTCTTAGATAATTGAAGCTACGTGTACCCGAAAGCCCATAGGGATTTTTCAAACCAATTTTATTAAACATATAAACGTCATACGCCAAAATTCCCCCCTTTCCAGTTACCAATGAACAATTCCAAATTGCCATCTTTGTCATACATCGAAATTTCATTATTTTTTTGAATCATAGAGCCCTCACCATCTGAGCCATATACTTCTGAAATTCCATTGGTTAAATCCATCCGTGAACCTGTTCGCTTTGCTGGGTCATAGTTTTTAGAGCGCATATCACTTCCAATAACAATTTGTTGAATTGTTGCCTTATTAATAAGCGCATCACTCATAACAACTTGCCCGTTAACCACAACAAATGCAGGCTCTAACTTGCCGTTCGATGGATTGAAAATAACGAATGTATCGGCACTGAAACCGATTTGCGTAACAACTTTTCCATTTTTGACCGTCGCACCCATCATCATTTGTGCTTCATAGTACTGACCATTGAGCATAACCGCTGATTTGATACTAAATACCGATGATGCATTTCCCTTATGATCAACTGAGGTCTCGGCGCGTCGTTCAATTGCCGCCTTGGTATCCTTGATTTCAGATTGAATTGTCTCGTTAGCTGCCGCTTGAGCCTTTTCATTGTCTGAAATAACTTTTTCAATACGAGTAAAGCGAGCATTGCTTTGTTCATACTGCGCATTTAGCTGTAAGAATTTTTCAGCATGAGCCACTTCATTGGTCGCAATCAGCTTGTTGGTTTCAATGATGCAGGCCTTAATTACCCTTGCATCATTGCCTTGCTTCATATTTTGCACAGCAAGCTGTAAGAGCGTTTCCGCTTGGGAAGACTCCTTGTCTGTTTCTGTTTTCTGCATATGAGCAATATCAGCTTCATTACCCTCAAAGCGACTGCTTGTTTTCTCCTCGTTTTCTGCAACAGTTTTATTAGTGTCAGCTATCGCATTGGTGTTTTTAGTCACCGCTGAACTGACGTCAGAAAGGTCTTTGCCTTGCTTATCAATGACCTTTCCTTGTTCATCGATTTGTTGGCCTTTCTCATCAATGTTTTTCTGTAACTCCGCACGGGTTTGCTCGGTGTGCTGGGTTTGGGCCTCGTCTTTTTCAGCAATTGACTCTGTGACGCGAACAAATGCCGCTTCCGTTTCCTCATTTAAAGCGGAAACTTTTTCGGATAACTTCGCTTGGGCTTTATCCAGTGTGGCTGTTGCTTCTTCCGTACGCTCAACTTGTGCCTTGATTTTGCGATTATCGTTACGGACTTTACTCACTTCCGCTGTAGTTTGAGATGTCGACTCAGCCTGTGATAATTCCTGATCTGCCTGCGTTTTACGTACCTGTGCAAAGTTAGCATGCATTTCTTCATAGATACTTTGCTGATTTTCTTTCGTTTCTGTTGTCGTTTCTTCCAAATTAGCAATAGCCGTTTTTTGAGAATCAACAACACTACTCACATCCGACAGCTCGCGCCCTTGCTTATCAATATCCCCCTTCAGTTGGTCATCACCCGCTTTAATATCAGCAGTGAGCTGTTCTCGGGTTTGGGCGAGTGCCTTGTCTTGTTCAACCTGAACCTTTTTGATTTCAGTGATATTTGCCGCAGTATCATCAATATGCGCTTTAAGCTGAACACCCGTTTCCGCTATCGCTTTGTCAGCTGTCGCAATCGCTTTTTCATTCCGTAAAATGCTGGCTTCTGAAGTGCGTAAGCGGTCAGTCATTTTGCTAAAGCTTGCAATAGTCTGCATTGCGGTTTCGGCTTGTGCGATTTCCTTGTTGGTATTTGCAATTTCCATGCGGGTGATCGCACCGTAAATATCGCCAAATTCTGCAATTGTTGTTTGCTTGAACTCGGCCTGTGCTTTCTCCAGTGTCGCAGTGGTTTTCTCAACCGTTGTGATACGCCCTTTAGCCTCATCAACTTCCGCTGTTACTTGGTTGATTTTCTCCGCAGTGGCTTCTTCAAGCGTGACTTGAGCGTGTTCAACGCGAAGAATCGCAGAAGTGTTGTAATCCACTCTAGCACTGATTTGCTCTTGAAAACGCGCTGCGGCGGCATCTTGTTGAGCATTAACCTCTTCAAGCCGAAATATCTTACCTTCGGTTCTGACTGTCTCACGCTTGAATTCATATCGTAAGTTCGTTGCATAAATTTGATTTTGCAATGTTGTTTCATTAACGATTGCTAAATCGGTATTAAGGCTTAATACCTTGTTATCGAGCTCAATTGTTTTGCTATTGATATCGATAATCTCATGCTTAATTTCAAGCTGTTCGAGTGCAATATCTTCAATTTGAGATTCCATTCGTTTACCAGCTTCAGTGCTGAGAAACTTATCGCCGATAACTTCCAATATTTCATCAGCCCGATCCTCTGGCTTACCGTTGGCCTCAACAAACTGCGATTTGCCTACCGGGTTCACGGTTCTGACATAAACATAATATGTCTGGCCAGCTTTAAGCTTTCTTCCTTGGATAACCCACATCGTGCCGTTGCCAAGATATTCAGCTAATAGCTCAACTTCATTGATATTGGCAATCTGTTTTTCCGAAAACCAAAACTCATACTGCAAGCGCAGCGCATTTTGCCCGCCCACATGCGGGATAATCCCTAGGCTAAAAAAGCCCGGCTCAACATCAATATAAGCCGGTGGTGGCGGAGGGTTAATATCAAATGAAACTGAGGCTTGTTCACCTTTTTGCCCATCTTTATTTTGTGGCGCCACAGAAAGCAGGTAGTTACCCTGTGGCAGGTTTCCCATTCGATAACGGTTTTCTTGGATTTTAACGGTACCAACAATGCGCCCTGCTTGAGTTAATTTTAAAATAAAATCAACACCTCGAACCGCTGTTGCGGTTGTCCAGTTGGCTTCTACTTGCCAATTATCACTATCCGCACTGACTTCAATCGAAAGGTTTTCAACTGGAGGAATGTAACCACCCAATGGCGTATCGGGTAACGGCTCAAATTTTACGCTCTGATCAACAATGGCCTCTTTTTCGGGGACATGCTGAACTGCAATAACACCGTAGGTGCCATCGCCCTTGTCTGAAATCGTAATCGCTCTGAATAAACGACGAGCCAAATCAGGCCGACTAATACCCCATACCGATTTTGTGGCGACACCTTTGGGTATTGATTCAACTTTAATTTGATGGCTGCCTAAGTACCCTGTCACTTTTACGCGCTCATAACGGCCAGTGGCATTCATTAACGAAATAAAAGCGGTACCGGATTTAGGTTTTATGACTTCCCTATCAAGCGTTAAAATCTTTTGAGTGACATCGATGGCAATGAGCCTGCCGCCAATAGGATCCTCTCCACCTACCCAGTCGTTATCCATAATTTCGATGATATCACCAGGAGTGTGCCGCAACCCTTCTGCGCCCACTTCAAATTCAACGGTTTGAGTTTCTAATTTCTCCGTCAGTAATATCCACAAGCCATAACGCCGTGCTTGCCCGCGACTTGTGCAGCCAAAAGCATCAACTCGAAGCACATTAAGACCAAACTGAGCAACTAATGCATCATCAGAAATTTGCTCAACGCTGGTTTTCCACCCATTTTGCGGATCAATAAAGCGTACTTCAATAACGGTATGACGAGCCTTTAAAGGGCTGAAGCTATAATGAAAACGACCATTAACCACGTTTGCATTTGTGTAAGGCCAAACAACATCACTAGGGCGGTCTTGAACAAATGTCATTTGTAGCCCGTTCCGCACAGGCATAATACGCATCATTGAACACATATCGCTGAAATAATCATAAGCCTTACGAATATCAGTCATATAAGCATTACAAGTTACTCGAGGCTCTTTATTACCAAAACCATCTGGTACCAATTGGTCACAATGTTGACCGATGACATAAAGCGCAAACTTATCCACTTCTGAGTATTTAAGCTTTTTACCCAGTCCAGAACGCTTGTCCATTAGTACGTCATACAAAACCCAAGCGAGATTATTTGTATAAGCAGGCTTAAAAGCCCCACTCCAGATGCCTTTATATGTCCTAGTTTCTGGATCATAATTATCAGGCACCTGAACAATTCGCGCCCTTATTAGGTAGTTTCGAGTGGGATGTTGATTCCCAAACTGCTCACTTTCAAACGTTAATCCCACGACTGCTGAGCCCGGATAAGTTTGATTAATATCTGTGATTTCGGTGTAACTTGACCAAATAGTGTTATTTTGCAATTTATCGCTATTGCTATCTGGCGTTAGGCGAACCATACGAATACTGAAAGGTGGTGGTGGTAACTTATCAATGACGACAGCCATTAGGTATGGGGAGTTGCTCCGTTTGCCACGAATAGTGACATTTTTTTCAGTTACCCACGCACCATTGCGTTGCACTTGAATTTGTAACTCAACCGATGTACCTACACGGTCCCCATTATCTTTAACTTCAACCAGCGCTTGGGTACCAAACGTTAACCGTAATCGGTCAATATTTCGTGATGTTATTGTTCGGGTAACAGGTGTGCTTTTTTTGATTTCAATCCCCACGGGAGTTTCACTTGATGATGATGAAAACCCCTCTAATGCAGGTTGCTCTAATGTGCCTGATACCCACTGAGCAGTCATACCATTCACATTACTGTTGCCAGAGGAATCAATAACAGGAGTGTTATTGAGATAAACCCCTTTTAAATCTCCGACCGGTCCTTCAATTGGCCCCTCACACACTAAATCGATAATTGATAATTTTTGCCTTGATGTTAAATCGTTAGGTGCTTCGTACGGAGTACGTTGCTTTCCTCCACCTTTACCCATGATTACGCCTCCCCGCTACCACCGTGTTTACCCACATCAATATCTTTTGCATCACCGTCATCCATGATTTCAATTGCTTGTGAAATCACCCTTGAACCACACATAATTTCACCGTAGGCAACAGGTACCGCCATCCCCTGTGCGACTGCATTTTCAAGGTTGCTGAAGTACGTATTCCCCTTTTCTTCTTCAGAACGCGATAAATTGGCAGGCTTCGGTATCGGCGTTAACATTTGAGCGACACCGCCGATCATCATTGCACCACCTGCTAGCATCATCGATGCGCCGAAACTCCACCCCGCAGGGTTCCACCACCCAATCGCTAAAACGGCGGCGCCGGCAATAAATTGAAATGCACCACCTGTTTTTGCACCCTCGATACGCGGAACGATGTGAATGACCGCATTTGCCATCAATGGCTCATGGACACGCTGATGCAATTCGTTGGGATCAACATCAGATCCGCTAATGCGAATTTGGTACCAGCCATCACGGAATTGTGCTTTTAGATTGGGAATTTGAAGAAATAAGGCATGAAGCCCTTCTGCTGCGGTATTAATGTTTAAATCGAATCGACGCCCAAATCGTTGCAGATCCCCATAAAATCGGATGGTTGCCAGTTTCGGTAACGCCAGATTGAGTGAGTCATTCTTTGCCATCTTTCGTTATAAACCTCTCGCTTGCTAAGTTGGTTAGGGACGTGGTGTAGAATGGTTTGATCTCCCAGATAGATTGCGGCGTGATTTGCCCGAGAGCTCGCATAGCAACACAGAATAATATCGCCGGGCTGAATATCTCTTTTGACTTGCTTAAAGCCATTTGCCGCTAAGTTATCTAAATAGAGTTCTTTCCCTTGCCGCCACCAATTGTCTTCACGCTCAAAATCTGGCAATAAACAACCGGCTAAATGGTAAGCGTCACGGAATAAGCCATAGCAATCGGTTCCACCATGAATAAACTGACGGCCCAATAATCTTGGTACACATTCAAATTTGGCAATTTTTTCATCACACACCAGCCACCATGGCAAATTTGTTTTTAACTGGTGCGCTCTATCTGCTGAACTCAAATAAGGTTTTCCGTTCGGATGGCTATGAACAATCGCGATAACTTCGCCTATTTGGCTGGCTTGAATGTAGTTTTCAACCGCAATTGAAAAATGATTTTCAGGATCGATATGTTGGTTTTCACAAGGAATATAAGTCTCGGTACCGTCTTGAATAATCACAAGGCCGCACGACTCCTGTGGCGCCATGCGTTTTGCATGTTCCAAAATAGTTTGTTCTAACATAGAGGCCCTTATTGACTGAGGCGAGACAAGGAGAGGAAACAACCAATTCGATGTGTGTTATTTCTTAGCTTGCAGTCAGATAAACGCTTACCACATTTATCTTTGCTGGGGTCTTGTGTTGGGTTGCCAAGCTCGTCAGCAACCGGTGCACCTTTGTAGCCGCATTCTTCACCCCGATAAGCAAAATTACATACATCAGAAAGAATGACTCGAGCTGGAAAAGTGGCGCCATCTGTTTCAGTTGGGGCGGCAAGTTCCCATGTTGCTGTTTCAGCATTAAGACTGGTTAGCTGTTCAATCACCCATCGGCTAACTTGCTCTTGCGTTGGATCCGCGTTGTCATTGCCACCAGCAAAATTTGCTGCATCGAGGAATTGTGCTGTTGTTTTACGACGAATAACAATACCCCCTAGCCCTGAGTTTAAACGGCTGGCGATACCAAAAATTAGGCCGAACAAATTAGACAGTGAAATAGTTGGGCGTGTCGACGGCCCCTTGCCATTTAAATCAAAACCATCACCCATTATGGGATAAGGTTCATATTCTTGGCCTTGCCAAATAACGGGCCCTGATGATTCATTGGTACCGTTATGAAACCGATATCGAATTCCGCCTATGTTTGTTAAGTCTATTTCATAGAGTATAACTTCTGCTTCTGCTTCAATCTTCGTTGTCGCGATAAGCAATTCTGGTGGGATGTTATGCATTTATTTTACCCATAAAAAAACCACCCGAAGGTGGCTGTTTTGAAAGATGTGATATTATGGTTTTACACCATATTTTTCTTGAAAATCATCCTCTTTCTTTTCACACACTGAAGCAACAAATTGTTTAGCTTCTGCCGAAAGAGATTTCTTCTCATAATCTTTCCAGCAGAGTTTTATAACATCCCTATCCTTGCTTTTCTCTTTATCTTTTGGTGACTCATTAGTACTAGGTATTGCTAAATATAGTAATAGGAAGCCAACCGCAAAACCGATAATGTATTTATATGATTTCACTTTAGAACCTCAATAAAATTAGATTGCTAAACAAATCATATATTATCCTATTAAACCACCTCTTTAAATTCAGCGCTTATTGTTTTACGGATATTACCACTATCCGAAGACCATTTTTCACAAACAACCACAACCGCAGGCTGGCTTTTAATGGGTTGAAATAAAAATGATTTAACTCCACCATGACGCTTCAAAAAGTCTAACACCTTATCGGCTTTTTCAGGTATTAAGGATAAATTCACATTAAATTTTTCGAGTTGTGAATTTAACCCGTCAGGCTTGCGTTGTTCATATCCATCACCAAAACGAACAGTTCTCACGCGGGGTGAAGATTCGGTTCCCATCCCCGGTTTAATAGGCCAGTTAAAAATTTCCATTAAACCTCCGTTATTCAGCCCTCAAAAGAGGGCTTCATATTATGTTACGCAGAAAACGAACCACCATCACGACGCTCTTTCGTCATAACTTGCTTGGTTTTTTGCTCCACTAAATTCAAAATTTGTTTAACTGCATTAGGCCCAATCTCTCCGTTGCCAGAATCATTTTGAATATTAATCTGGAAAGTCTGATTTACCTCACCGCCAGAACGACTACTAGCAGCAACAACGCCTAACTTCCCATCAATACCTCGGCGTAAAGGTAATATTGCTTCTGGCCCAGCTTCCCCCATCAACCCAGCACCACGAGCAAACGGAAATAAAGTCGGCTGTGAAACAATTTGCCCACTATAAGCACTAAGACCAGGAGAGTTATACACACCGCCCTCTGCATTAGCGGTTAAACCACCAAAGCCAAAAGCTTCAAGCCCTTTTACTGCGCTCATTTTGATAGCAATTTCAGCTAACATTTTCAGGATTGATTTTGTAAAATCTTTGAAGTTTGCTTGACTATCCACAAGAACGTTTGCAAGTTGTGAGCTAAAGCCATTAAGCGTTGCTGATGTTACGCTCTGAATCTGCGCATTAGCATCCAAAGCTGCGTCTCGATAGTCCCCCCAAGCGGTTTTCATGCCTGCAGCCCAGTTTTGCTTTGCTGCATCTTCTTGAGCAAAAGTAGACAGTTTCGCACCCTCAACTTTTTCCCACTGCGGGGTGTTACCATAAGTTGATCGTAACTGCTCTATTTCGAGTGCTCGCTGAAGCTCTAAAGATGATTTTCCCAGTGAATCAGCAATGGCTTTTTGTCTAGCCTCTTGTTGCTTGACGTATTTATCAGCCTGATCTTGCAACTTATTAAGATGTTCTTGCTTTGAAATTTGATCACCCAAATCAGCTAGTTTCATCTTATTGGCTAAAATGCTTTCTTTATTTTTTAATAAAGATTGCTCATCAAGGGATAATTTACGGGTTTTGCTAGCCTCTTCAAGAATCTCAAACTTGGCCTGTTCAACCTGTAAGTTCTTACGTTGCTGACTGAGAAAATCTGTTGCTGAAGAATGCTGTTCAAGAAGCCTTAGTTGAGCCTGAAGGGAAGTAACTTCAGCTTGTGCCGACTCATCTTGACGAGTACCTATATCTGGTTTGTAGGCTTTCCCTTTTGGTGTTTTGCGCGCTAATTCCTTCTTATACCTATCATTTTCTCGCTGAATAGCTAACTCTTTTACTGACTGAGAGGCGTGTTCATCATTCCTAATTCTCTTAAGTTCTCTTTGGTGTTTTTCCTCTGATGTCTCATATTTCTTTTTTAACGCTAAGTCAGCCTCAACCTGCTTTTTCATCTTTTCATTAAACGTAGAAATAGCATTTGTACCAGCATTAAACGATTTCTCATTACTTATTTGATCTTGAAGGTTTTTAACTTCAGAGGTCAAACTTTTAACTAGAGTTTTGTTTGCTTCTAAGTTTCTTGTAGCATTTTGATTTAAAAATGACTCCGAATTTCTTCCGATACCATATCCTGTTGTATCAGGTGCGCCGCCTTTCTCAGCAATTTCTAGCTCTTTTTGGGCTGCGACTAACTGCTGAACTTTTGCATCTAATTTATCTTGTACAGAAACAGATCGACCAACATTAAGCATTCTATCCCATGCATTTTGAGCCGCTTCACCGACCCACTTCCATGCAGTTTCAAGCGTCCCTAAATTTTCACTGATTTGTTTGGTTCTTTCATTTAAAGAAGAAGAATAGAGCTCCATGGATAATTTGCTTGCTTCAGACGTTCGCCCCTGCTCCTCAAGTGTAGTTATTTGTTCAAGTTGAGTTGCTGTTAAAAAATGAAGGGACTTATCCAATTCCATGACCGCTTGAACCGGCTGATCTTTGAGTCGCTGAAATTGCTTGATAGTTTCATCGATAGATTGCCCTGTGGCCTTTTCCATTTTCGCTGCAACACCAGCAACCATATCTACCTGTGAGCCAGTGAACGAACCTGAACCAACAACTTGTGCTAACGCATCAGCCATTTTGTACTGCGTAATACCATCACCCGAAAGCGACTTTGCCAATTCATTGAGTTGGCCTTTGGTTTTAGCGGCATAGTTGCCCGTTAAAATAAGTTGCTTGTTATATTCCGTAAGCTCTTTTGAACCCTGATATGCCGCAACACCAAATGCCGTTAATGCACCAGCACCACCAAACATGGCCACTTTCCATGGTGTGATTAAAGATGTAATCGCTTTCAGTGAGTTACCAAACCCACCAAAAGAGTCTTTAATTTGCCCTCCCTGCTGAACTGCGACTAACCACGGCGGCATGCCAGAAGCCAAAGAAGTGACAATATCGGTCATTTGCATTGGCAGCTGTCGCATTGCTTGTCGATACTGGCCAGAACTAATCGTTACACCTTTTAAGGCTACATTTTGTTTTTCGAGTTTGCGAATGTAAACATCTGCCGAACTTGAAACGCCCAACTGAGCTGCTTGCACACGAAGCATTTCAGTACGTGACAAGTTTTGCTGAGTAACTTGCTCCTTTAACTTACTAATGAAGCGTTGCTTCGCCTGTGCTTGTTCTTCTTCAGCCTTTGTATTGGTTTTAATTATTCCACCGATACGGTGCTGTAGTGTTGCGTATTCCTTTCCGATTAAAAGCCCATTTTGATTATCCCTATTCATACTCTGCCGAATGGCTTGAGCCTCTACCAGCCCTTTATTGTACTTTTGCAATGCATCCATTTGAGCATCATACTGTGCAACAAGGCTATGGTTGGGTATATTCTGCTTATCTTTTCGTGTCTCTTCTTCAAAAATACGCTTTACATTTTGATGAGTCCAATCCATCGAGCGCACTTCTTCTTCTAGCTCAGCGACTCTTTTTTGGTGAGCTGCAGTCGAGGCATCGCTAAATTCCTTTAGTTGAGATTGCCGCTTCCTTAACCTCTCACTTTCTTTTGCTGCGGCATGATCAAGAGCAGTTTGAACCATTTTTGCAAATCGCTGATCATCGCGCGCTTTCTTTTCTAGATCGCGCTCGACGCGCCCTGCTTTTTCAAGATACTCCGTGGTATTCGCGCCAATCTTAATCTCAAGATCTGCTATTTGGTTGCTCATACCGCACTCCTCCAGATATCCCCTCGCTGGCTAACTGAATGGCCTCATCTGACATTTCGATATCATCTGTTTCTATATCTGTTAGCAACATAAAATCGGTTAACTCCGTACCACCACCAAACATGGTTTGAAATACGGTTTTTTGTAAGGCAGCAAACTCAGCATCAATGAGCTGTGGCGTGAACGGCACTTTGCTGAAATGGTCTGTCCAATCGCCATACTCGGAAGCGCTGATTTCATCTAGCATTCGTCGCCAATCAGGACGTCTAAATTCACGCGCAAGTCGCAAAGCAAACACCCGTTCACGCGCAACTACTTTTCCATTGGTTCAGCTTCTTGCTTTTCTTGATCAGAACCCACACCTGAATCACTATCTTCGTCTTTCATTCCACTTAATTTAGAGGCAATATCAAACGCACTTTTTAGTGCTGAATCTCCCCAATTATCAAGAATTTCATGATAAACAGTTTCAACATCACGATTTCTGTCAGCATTCCAGATAGAGCGCGAAACTATCCATGCCAACTGCTCAACTCCATGACGGCTTACTTTTGCTCCTCGCGCATGCCCTTCAAGGTCTCCAAGTTCGCTTTCTTGTTGAACTAAAAGTTCAAAATATTCAGTACGTTGCAATGCGGTTAACTCAAAAAGAACAATATTTGCGTCACCGATAGATAGGTCTTTTTTCTTTAAAAACATAGTATTACCCTTTTATTGGATACAAAAAAGCCACAAATAATGTGGCTATCTTATTGATTTAAAATATTTATTACTCTTTTGGTTGAGTAACCGTTTTACCCGCTGGTTTTGGGGGGATTTCTTCTGCCATGGTTGGTCGCCCAGTGTTCTTAATCTTCACTGTTCGAGTCATGGTTTCTTTGATTGGGATTGATTTACCTAGGCCGCTAATCCAGCCCTTAAATAAATCAAGCGTGCCATTTGGGTACAGAATTTTGTAAAAGCGAGGCAGACCTTCATCAAACCATTTAACAAGATCTTTTTGCCCTTCCTCACCCGGTAACCATGCAAGGGTAACACTGGTTTCGCCAGAAGACTTTTCACCTTGAGTTGTGTTTTCCCAGTCACCGTTAGGGTCATCGAGATAACTATCATCTTCACTTGCCGCAGTAATTTCCCCCGGCTCTAGTGATTTAATTCTGGCTAATCGAGTAAAACCCGTATCAAGATACGGATCCTTAGTGGGGTCATCCGTTCCGGTATAGACCCAAAGTGTTGTGCCTGCCCCTTTTGTGGGCTCCAGTGGATTTGGTACTTTTGCCATCGTAAAATTCCTTACATTTCATATTCAATTCGGTAAGTGATATCAACCGAAGCCCATAGCGCCATTTCATCATCACGATCGTAATCAAACCCTTTTGGTGTCATGTCGGTTAAAACATCACCTAAGTTGGTCATATTTTTGATTGCTGGGTATAACTTTTCATCTACCCATTTATCTAAATCAGAATCGGTTTTTGCTGCTTTTAAAAACAGCTCAATATGAAGAATGGCAGTCCACTGGTTGCTATCAAGGTACTTTGGATCTGGGCGAGGTTCGGTTAAATAAACCGCAACAACAGGCAATTCATTTTCATCGAAGTTAACGGGTCGCCCGTCATAAGTTGATAATTTCGGGATGCTGTTCTTAAGCCCCTCAATCACTAACTCGCGGATCTTGGTATGCGAAATCACTATCCCCCCTTAAAATAAAGTCGTAACTGGTTGTTCAAGGCATATCGCATTTCTTTATCAATATCTGCATCACGAACTTTGATAACGTGCTCCTCAAAAGCATCCGTTAACGGCTTTGCTAACGGAATTTTCACAACCTCAATCGGGTATCGGCTTTTCCCAACCCGTTGCATGACGTGCCAGCGGCCATTATTAAGTTGCTGAATAAACGCACCATGAAAAGTAAATTTACCGACTTTCAAAACACTGTTGTGTCGCCTTTCAATACCTCGACTTCGTGAAAGCTGCACTCTTGCAGTGCCTAGAACAATTGCAGGTAAATTTCCTCGGTTAACGGTTATTCTGGCTTTGGCTGTGCCTTGCTTTGAACTTGCTCTCTTAAGTCGCACACGCTTGCGAATTATTTTTTGTGGGATTTTGGTTTCTCGGGAAACGTCCTTAACGCTGCGGCTAATTGCTCTCGTCGCGATTCGGTTTATCGCCTGCGCCGTTGCAATCGGAGTTACTTTCTCAACGATGAGGTTGAGATTTCGAATCGCTTCATCCTTCCCCTTCATCATCATCCTCAACAAAAATCATCCATTTACCATTAAATCGTTGATAGCGAGTGACCAGATAAGAGCGCCCACCAGCAACCACTTTGTCGTTTTTTCTGGGTTGGTATCCCGCTGAAAAAATGACGTAAGAAAGCCCATCCCCCGTAATGGGACCAAATTGGGGTAAAAAGTGAGAATCTACCCCGATTTGGTCGATGCCATTAATAGATATAGTCTTCCCCATTCGCCTGGTGGTGAGTGCGTCCACCCGATCTGTCAACCGTTCAAACGCACTCATAAATTAGCCACCTGCCGCCGCTGTTGCTGGGAAAATATTGAGTTTGACCGGGACCAATTCAGCCCCCGTTTCCGCTGCCGCCCAAGTAACGCCAACAGGAACGCCACCTTTATCCGCAACAACCCCTTTATCTCCGGTGACGGCTTGTCCAGCCGTTAAAGCAACACCCGCTTTTTTAGGCAGTAAATAAACACCATCAGCAAAGCCATCTCCGGTTTCACCCGGTGCAATATTTGTTGCAGCAACACATGCTAAAGAGCCCACCATCACAAGCGCTCCACTTAAAATCGCATCTTTAGCTGACGTATTGATAATCTCAACGGTTAAACCCTGTTGTTGATAATTCTTAGCCATAACTTCTCCTTCTGGCCCCGAAGAGCCAGATTTTAGGTATAAAAAAAGCCCATTAGGGCGAGAGGTTTTGTATTCTTAGTTTTGCTTATGATGCTTCAACACGCACCAATCCGCGATAATCAACAGGAGCAACGCCAGCATCGATGCGGACTTTTGTAGTTACACCATCGGAAGTGAAACCTTCTTGTTGGTCGATATACGGTGTATCAACACCATTTAAATAAG